CAGTGCGCTGGGCCTGCGGCAGCACGTCGTCAAGAAGCAATCCGCGTCGCTTTTTCTCAGCCACCTTTCTGCTTCCTATACCGCTCTAGCAATCGCCGCCCCTTGGCTACGGCGCTGGCCTTATCACCTTGATGCCCCCACGCCTCAAGACTTAACTTGAGGCGTGTCTTGTCGCCTTGCTCGTCGGTGAGCAGCCCCGGCATCGACCCCATGCGCGTCAGGAACGAACCTTTGCGACGCATCTGCTCTGGCGTCTTTGGCGCACCCTTCACGGGCGCCTTCAACGTGCCGCCGGTCTGCGCCTTGTACGACGCGCGACCTTTGGCGTTGAGGCCGCCCTTCTTGGACTGCCCCTCAGCGCGTTGCCACGCCGGCGTCTTCACTTGCGCTTCTTCGCCGTCTTCGCCGCCGCCTTAAAAGCCTTGGCAGACGGCGCACCCTTCGCGCCAGGCTTGCGCATCTTCTCGCCGCTACCGGCTGCGATACGCTCACGCTTGGCCCAAATGTTTGAATAAAGTCCTCTTTTCATAAAAGCCTCAAATTAAAACGCATACGAATTAAATTCATATTCAGGATAGTTAAGCGCGACAGGTGCAGGAGGCGCATATTCCATTATTGGGAATGGCGCAATGTATTGTGGAATAAATTGCGGCGCAATCTGCTGTGGCGGCTCAGGCAAAGAATATTGAGGTTCAATGTAAGACGGCGCTTCCATTTGCCTTGGAATATAAATTGGCTCTTCCGTAGCGGCAACTGGCTGATAAGTTGGCAGTGAAGCATACGCTGGCTCAACCGGCAAAGACGGAGCAGGAGGCGGCGTGTAAACAGGAGGCGGCGTGTAAACAGGTGGAGGTGTGTAAACGGGAGGAGGCGCAACATAAGCCAAAGGCTCAGGTGCCGCATAAGATGGCTCAGAAAACTGAGGCACATTAGGAGCCGGCATGTTTCGGATAAAGTCATCAAGCCGCTGAGGCTGAGGTTCTGGCTGATAAATCGGCTCAAATATTGGCTCAACCTGCGGGGCCGCAAACGACGGGGTAGGCAGCGCAACCTGCGGCTCACTAGCCACGCTGCCTTCATTAAAAAACTGCGGCACCCCAAAGTTTATTGGAGCCATTGGAGAAAATGACATGTACGAAGGCTGAGGCGGAGTTGGCTGTGATATCGGCTGAGAGTAAGGCTCCACCGCAGGCTGCGCCATAGGTTCTGGGAGCGCGGCGGGTTGCGTAGCAATCGGCTGCGGCATCGGCTGAGGCGCAGGCGCAGGCTGCGCAGTCGGCTGCTCTGGCGCAAACAAATCCTCAAACATCTGCCGACGGCGGCGCATACGGGCACCCATGCCGCGACCGCCGCCGCCATAACCGCCGCCATAACCGCCGCCAAAGAGCGACGTTGCGGCAAACGGGTTAAAGGCTTGGCCGCCGTAATATTGCTGAGAGAAATATTGGCTGAATAGGTCATTGATAGTCGGCTGGTAGGCTGGCATCAAAGATTGCTGCCCGTATCCACCATAACCACCGTATCCACCACCCATTCCGTAGCCACCGAAGCTGGTGCCGTAGCCACCAAGCGAGCTGCCAAACGGGCTGCCGTATGACTGACCGTAGCCGCCACCAAAGGGGCTTGATGCGTAGCCATAGCCGCCGCCGCTCGATATGTACGAGTCGCCGTAGCCGCCACCACCAAATCCCATGGGAGACTGCATGTATTGCGTCTGCCCTCTGAATGAATTGCTCATATTAAACGGCCTCCGCGCCGCTGACGTAGATGGTGATGTGGTTGGTGTCGCTACCCTTCACCTGGATGGTGTCGCCAGCGTTCAAGATTTGCAGCCCAGTCCAGCGATGAGTCGTGTGGGCCGAAATTTGAAAATCGCTGATGATCTCGTTCGCTGCGCCGGCTGTCCCGCTGCTCGGCACCAGCGCGACGAATGCCTTGCTGTTGCCATTGTGTGTGTTGCAAAGGTTGATGTCCTTCACATACGCACGCTTGTCGGCTGGGCAGGTGTAGATGGTCGCGTAAGAAGTCGTTAATTGACCACGGCCAAGTCGCAATCCGATGATGTCTTGGAAATTAGCCATTACGGTGGCCCTAGCCAGTGCAATACGTTCAGGCTATGCACCGCAGGGATAACCTCGCGGTTCACGTTATCAAGCTGCACGAAGTACAGACGGTTTTGATTATTCGTCTGATTGATTTGCTGGCCCGAGTACGTTGCCGGTGCCGTGTTGGGGTTAGGCGCAGCGAATGGATTGATCTCCTTCATTGCTACACCATCGGCGGCATCGGCGGCTGCGGGTTAAGCGGCGGCATCTCAAATGGCGTGATCTCTGGAATCACGGGTCGCTGTACAGATGGCGTTGCAGTGCGAGGACGCTCCATCATCGCGCGCAGCGTCTCGGTGTCCACCGTCGTGCCGTACTTCAACTGCACCTCGTAGGCGCGCAGCATGATGTCAGCCTCTTGCTTGTCTCGAGCGCGATCGTCTGCAAGCAGCATCTCCTGCCGCTTTAGCTCAAGGTCAGCCGTGTTATTCTGGATGTCGGCCAGAATCTTCTGCCGCTCCACTTCCGCGAGCAATTGCGCCGGGTCAGGCGGCGGGGGCGGCGGGGGCGGCTGCGGAGGCATCATCGCCGGGTTCAGGAAGAACTCGTCGGAGTTGCGGTAGCCAGACGCCTCAACCAATTTCACCAGCGTGTTGCGGTACTGCTGCGGAGAGACGAGCGGGTTCTGCGGCCCCATGGTCTGCATGATCTGCTCTTGCTTCTGCGCAATGGACGTGAGCACCGCGATCTTCTGCTCTTCCGTGCCACCGCCTAGCGCGACGTCCACCTCGACGTCCATGTTCGCATTCCACGAGCGCGGGTCAATCGGCACCCACTGGTTTCGTAGGCGCACCACACGCGCACGATCCTGATTCTCCGTGACCAGCTTGAGAATGCCCTGGAACAGGGCGCGCATCCCGGTTTCGGCGAAAATCCGGGCGATCAGCTCAAGATGCTGCTGCGCGGCGCTGACAGTCGCGGCGACCGCCGCGCGTGTGGTGCTCTGTAACGCATCGGCCTGCAAGCCCATCGCGGCCTTGCTCATGCCGGTGCGAGTCTCGCGTACCTCGTCGAGGTATCCGAGCATGGGGAACGCGGCCTGACCGACGAACGGCACAGAGAACGGTTGCACCGCCCCAGCCTGGCGCATACGGATGATGCCACCGACCTCAGTGTTCAGCACGTCGTCCATGTTCGCCTGCCCTTCGACAACACCCACTCGAGGGTGGATGGCGAGCGAGAGCGAGTCGAGCATGTTGCGCAGGATCGCCGACTTGATCTTCTGCAAGTCTGCCGTGTAGTCAAACATTGAAAGCCCGATCAGGGCGTGCGGCTCAGGGTCTGGGCAGAAGAGTGCGAACGGCGCGTGCGAGCACGGTTCGTTCATCACCATTTTGTAGCCGGGGCCGATCGTGCACACTTTGCGCAACTCAGAGATGCCGTCCTTGTCGTAGTCCACTCGCACATACGCTTCGCAATAAAGAACTCGCTTGTCGTCTTGCGTGCCACCGGGGCCATAGGACTGTGCATACGGGTTGCGCGCCAGATACTCGTCGTTGGTGTCGAGTTCGTAGACACCCATCTGCGCGCTCACCTCTTCCTCGTTGTAGCCCAAGGCCACAAGGTCAGAGACGCGCATCATGCGACGGTGCGCCACCAGCGTTGCGTCCTCAACCGATCGCGCACGGCGGTCAATCAAGAACTCCTCTGGCGGGATCGCCTCGACGCGAACGCGACCGTCTTTGTACTCGCGCTTCAGCTCCACGTCGTAAATCTTTGGCGCAGGCATCGGCATACCCGTCATCGGTTCTACCATCGGCTGCCCCGTCATCGGGTCAACGGGCGGCTGGTACGTCGGGTCGTCCATCGACATGATGGCGCTGCCGACAACATTAGGCTCGGAGAGCAGCACCGTCAGCGCGGACTCATCAAGTCCAGTGTAATACTCGGTCTTGATCTCAACCTTTTCTTCCCAGACGTACTTGACGATTCCAAGTGCGCCGCGCAGCGCGTCCTTGAACGCGGAGTGCAGGATTAGGAAGCCGTTGTTGTCGTTGTTGAAAATATAGTTGATATAGTCGGTCGCCTGCTCGGCGCCGGCAATGTCCTCTGCGTTCTTAGGCGCAAAGTGCACGATCTGCTTAGATCCAAAAAATACCTTCATCAGCGACGGCATGATGCCGGCGACGGTATCTCTCACGTCGGTCGAGACGACCTGTGAGCGGCCCTCTTC